AGTCGGACCAGGAGGACCAACAATAGACAGCATGAGCGACTGATTAGCTGACAAAAATACCGGGCCACCATCTGTCTCCACGAATAAGTTGATCCGGTCATTTCGCACCTGGGAGAAATTAGTCGTGGCCGTGACGACAATGTTGAACCGGTCGCCCAGCGTCCAGTTGTACGCGTAGAACCAAGCAGACAGTTTGTTCGGATCGAGCGTGATCGTGTCAACAATAGCCGTGCCGCTGTCAACGGTACACGCAACGCTGGTCAAGCTTTCGCCCTTGCCCAACCAGTCACGGTAGTCGATTTCGAACCGCTTGCGGTCCGCAACCAATACCCGTTTAGACGCCAGCAGCATCACACAGTCCTATCTCTTGGCAGCACACGTATGTCGTAGCCGTCTTTTGAATACGCTACTCTGATTGGTTCCTCGACCACGGTCTTGGCAAAAATCACCTGATCGTTGCCCGAAATCCGAATGACTTCGTCTGTTGAGACCGCACCGGGGTCTATAATTCCGTCCGGCAACAGAGAATAGTGCTCTGTGCCGGGGTATTTATACATGTTATCGTTGCTCATAGCTCAAGTCCACGTTAATTTAATTATACCATTAGCGCCGTTGCCGCCAGAGAGATAAGCCCCGGCTCCACTGCCGGGACTGCCCACTGTGTATGATAAAACATCTTGGTATGCCAATGCGCCACCGGCCGCATATGTCCTTATGGAATAACCACCGCCACCGCCGCCGCCGGCACTACCGCCGCCGCCGCTGCTAAAGCTAAAATTGTAAGCAGCCCCAGAGCCGCCGCCACCAGGCACAGTGCCACCAGTACCCGACCATGATTGCCCAATCGTTGCCGTTTGCGCGCCGCCACCGCCGCCGCCATTGGCACCGGCACCACCGCCGCCGCTAACAAATGTTCCGGTAACACCGTGAGTACCGGAAGCAGTACCACCAGCGGCACCAGCTGTATTAGTAGTTCCGCCGCTTGCGCCACCACTGCTGCCCCCTGTTTGTCCGTTTGGTCCACCGCCGCCGCCGGCCGATAAGGACCCAATAGAAGAACCACCACCGGCGGTACCATTGATCGGAGCATAGGGTGCAAGAGTAGAAAATCCGCCGCCGCCACCACCGGCGCCCCAGACTTCAATCGTGAACGTATTGAACAAGGGAACGGTAAAATTTCCTGATCCTGGCGTAAAGGTTTGCGTGCCAGGAACTACCTTGACACCCTTTTCAAACAATGTTTGCTGCATGGCCATTAGGTCAAGTTCGTCCCTGTAATAATCCACACCGTTGAAGCCACTTTGAGGGCCGTAGCGATACCAATCGCGGTCAATGTTCTTCCGCCAGAAGTGGTTGGTGATCCGGCAAAATACATAGTATCGGCGCAGTTTATCGTTAGAACGCCAGCGAGCGTTTGGTTCACAAACGTGATCGCCGTACCAATAGGATAAGCCACACTGGAGTTCGCAGCGATTGTCCAAGTCCGCGCCGTGGTGTCGGAGCTAGGATGAAATATATGGCCCTCGGCATCAGACAGCACGGTAGTGTAATTTACGCTCTGCGAGTTCTGCGGGATGGACGGCACGCCGGTTGGGCCGGTGGCACCAGTAGAAGTAGCTAGACCAGGGATACCCGTCGGCCCAGTGACAGTGCTAGGCGCCCCCTGTAATCCTGTTGGGCCCGTATTCCCGGTAGGGCCCGTTACTGTGCTAGCCGCGGTGCTGATAGGCCCGGTATTACCCGTTACCCCGGCGTTCCCTTGCACACCTGTAGGACCAGTCGCACCAGTGTTTGTAGCCACGCCGGCTGAGCCGGTTATCCCAGTTGGCCCGGTGATGCCTGTTGGCCCCGTCGCGCCAGTGCCGCTAGCGGTACCTGGCAAACCAGTTGGCCCCGAAGAACCAGTTGGCCCGGGCACGGTGCTGACTGCGCCAGTGCTTCCCACATTACCAGGAGGACCGGTTTTCCCCGTGGGACCAGTTGGGCCCGTATCAGCATAACCAGTTACACCCGTCGGCCCTGTAGCGCCAGTAGGCGATATTCCAGTCGGCCCAGTACGTCCGGTTGGACCTGTTGAACCAGTTGGGCCGCCCGCGGGTCCTGTTGCACCAGAAGGACCATTCACCACAACAACAGGCATCGCGGATACCGGCGAAGGTACATTATGCGTAACCACGGCAACGGGGATAACGTCGGCCGGGGCTCCGATGCCAATGCGAGTAACCGTCATGGCTTAATTCCCCGTTATGCCCTGGATAACCTTGAGTTTTCCACTCATGAGCTGAACTCGAATAGGTGGAGCGGAAAAGTCATACATGACAAGATCATAGACATAATCCCCCGGCACGAGCGCCGCGGCTATCACGGTATCCTGCACATTGAAGTGGAGAATACGTTGATTGATATCGTCAACGACGATAGTGGCGAGGCCTGTCGATATTGTGAGCAGCGCCGCCGGCTGATCCTTATTTCCCTTTACATCTAGGCGAAAGTTCTGTCCGGAAAAATTCCACGACGTATCACCCGCTACACCGAAAATGATCGCATCATTCCAGGTAGCATTGTTCGTAATTTCCATATCAACGCGCGCAGAAGTCTGTGCCATGTTTATGCCCCACCGCTACCCATACTCGTGAAACTCTTTTGGCTTCGCGTTTTGAACCCTTGCGGAAACGACCAAGCCTGGGCGCCAAACGTGTTGCCCCGCATAGCCGCAACACGGGCGCGCGAGATACCTTCCTGGAACCGTTTCAAATTATATGTACCCAAAGTGTCACTTGAATAACTCTTTTGGGGGTGGTTCATCATATTCCCCAAAACACCAGCCAAGATGTATCGGCTGTAAACCGGCAAGACCCAGACCGGAGCAATAGGCACCGCGTCGCGCGTGGTCGGTAAGACAACGTTCTTGATTACCGTGACGCGCATGGCCTGCGGAGAACTAGGCGGATTGATCAGATGCAACGTGCCAAAGTCCGGCATGAAGGCAGTCTGCGGGTGAAAGCCCAATGACTGTCCGTTGTTGAGCGCCTCGGCTGCTTCGAGTGCAGCCGAAGTAGAATACAGCGAGCTGGCCGCAGCGCCGCCCAGGCGAATAACCTGTCCTTCGCTAACCGATATGTCATAGTCCGCTTGATTGGCCAACGCATCAATATCAACTTGCTCAGTCCAGCAAGACGAAATATCGAAGAACTCGGTGAAGACTTCAAACAGTTCATTCTTGATGCCGGCATCAGACGCGCCAATCAACTTGATACGCGCCTGGTTCATCAGTCGGGTCATATCCTCGTTGTTAATAGCCATTACGCAGCCCTCCTAGGAGCGCCGCCGGCCGGGGGCGTGATCATGGTCGAAGCGGCTTGTCCGTTCAAAATTGAATTGAACGCGCCCAAAAACGCAGATGCCCGTTGATCCTCGATATCTTCCTGATCGCGCTGGAGCGCGTGGCCTACCATGCCATACAAGAAAGCGAGCCGAAACGCCGGCTCAATGTCCACTTGCGTGTCGTCTACGGTGGCGAAGTATGGAACCCTCGTACCGTGCTTCCCTATAAACAGGTCAGCACGAATGCGGCGCGCTTCCAACAACATGAGATTGAGCGCCGACAATAGCGACGTGTCCTCATATCGAGGCGGACTTATAATATCTTGCAGGAGTATCCGCGCTTCTGTGATATAGTCCTGAACCGTATCCAGCGCCTGGGATTGATTGCTATCTCTGTCAGCCACGGAAAACCCCCAAGGTTGTCTCCGCACCATACTGTTTTTGAGTTAACGATTGAATAACGAAAGGCCCGGGAATTACCCCGGGCCCTTATTTAGTGCTTACTCAGGGCTATTAGTTGCCCGGAGTGACCTGAGCCTGAACCAGCGCTTTGCCGTCCACGATCTGATAACCGTAGACCTGCAAGCCGCGCAAGATTTGACCGAAGGTCAGCTCGGACCGCAAGGTTTCGACCTTGCTGATCTGGCTGGCAAAAGTCAGTCCGTGCGCGTGGCCCGCGTAGATCGGCCATTCGCCAGAGTTGAAGTTCGCCGGCTGACTGGTGTTGTTCGGCAGCAAGTTGCTGATGTACAACGTGAACCGGTCGATCATGCCCAACCGGCCATTTCGCAGCATCGAGACGCTGTCACCAGACAGATAAGCCTGGCGCAGTTCCGACTGCTTGATCTGGCGACCGGCCCAAGCCGGCAACACGACCCAGCGGCCGACTTCCGGGATATTCTGCTCGTCCAGGACCTGTCCCATACGCATCAGAACGTCCAAGAGTTCGATCTGGCCGCCCGTCGGGTTCTTGGAAACCACGGTGAGCGGAGAGCCTTGGATGCCCAGGTTCAGCGACGCGGTGATGACACCGGCCGTAGTACCCTGGTTTTGAGCAGCCATGCCGCCATAGATGCCACCGAGAACGTCCTGGTCCACGGTGATTTTCAGCTGCTGCGCTGCGTCGTCGGACCACATTGACAGAACGTTCAGATCGCTCTGAATTTCCATCACGTCGTCCAGGATCAGCGAGAAGTACTTGCCGTTGCCGATATACAACTCGACAGTGCCGGCAGTCGGGCGGTCGAGGCCCAGCAAGCCGTCAGCATCGTAGTTGTGGATCGAGATCGTGGGCTTCGTGCGGATTTTGACGCGGTCGCCCTTGTTCTTGATCTCGCCCTCGTAATCGGTGTTCGAGATCGCGGCCAGCACGGTGCTGGCATAGAACTTTTCGATGAGCTTACCCGACCAGATTTCCGGGATAAATCCCGTAGCCTGGAGGTTGTTGCCCGAAGAACCTACCGGATAAATCGCGGGCGTAGTGCCTGCGGTTGCGCCGGGAAAACCTGAACTCGGAATAGGCATAGAGGCCCCCTGTTGGTAGGGGCCAGCACGTCCTTAACGTGACTTATGCCCCCGGATTAGCGGACACGCCCTTCTCGTTGTGCAGCAAAAATGAGTGCTTCATCTGCTGTACGTTCTTTCTCACGTCCGACATAAGATTGTCGTACCGGCTGGGAATAGAACTTCGCAATTTGGGCGCGAGTGAAAGTTGGCTTGTCCGCGGGTCCCAGTGTAGCACCAGGGGCCGGCTTCGCCCTGCCAGGAGCTGCGAGTGATGATAGCGGGACCGCTGCTTGTCTCTGAGGGGCGGCCGGTGTTTCCGACTGCCGCTCTGGCTGCGGGGCTAAATCCTCATTGCCCGTGACTGCTTCATCTCTGATGAAGCCATCGAAGAATGCTTTGACCTGGGGGCCGTTCGCCGCCTGGTACGCTGCATCCAACATCGCCTTTCTAACCTGACCCGAGTAAACGTCCCGTAAACGGAGCCAATTTAAAAAGCGAGGATCAGCATTTATTTCTCGCCAGTTAGGAATATCCCTATCCAACAGCTGTCCAACCCGCATTTTGGCGTCTTGGCGGGCTTGCTGGGTTAGCCTGGCGTTCTGGTTCTTGAGCGCATCCAGCTCAGGACCCACGGTTTCCTGGGCCGCGCGGCGCGCGAGGTCAATGAGTTCTGACCCAAAAGCCTGCTCGTCCTCCTGGGTGATCAGCTTGGCGGCCGGCGCCGGCGACTGCTGGCGCTGCTGTTGCTGCGGTTGACGACCCTGTAAGAGCGTCTGGGTCCGCATCAGCTCGTCCCCGAGCTGGGACATTTGCTCCTGCATGGAGCCAATGGTTTGCTGCGCTGCATCATAACGGCCCTTCATGGACCGATACCGGTGCTCCCAGTTATCACCCTCAGCTAGCTGCTGGTCAGCCTGAATGTCCGGTTGTTTGACCGGTTCCACAGACGCGGAACCCTCTGGTTTTGCTGGCTTTTTAGCCCGAATAGGCTTGGGTTTAACCTCGTCGGCGGCCGCTTCGGCCTCCGCGGTGCGCGCGGCTTCGGCAGCGGCCGCGGCCACTTCCTCCGCGGTCGGCTCGGTCTTGTAATAAGCTTCCGCCTTAGCGGCAGCCTCTTTGACCGATTTTGGGATTAAAACGCTGGTATCTTCGGGGGCGATGGGGGCAGGCGTGGCGTTACGTTCGACTTCGATAGGCATGACATTCTCCTAGGCGCGTACGGCTATTGCGGTACGGGCGGTTTGGGCTTCTGTTTGTCGCACTCTCTAAAAACACGCAGCAGGTGCAGGCATTGCCGCGCTTGCCCCTGCAAAACCAAGACGTTGTCCGACCCGGCCGCGGTTACATCGAGAACGACATGGTCGGTATAGGCAGCAAATGAAGCCACAAAATTGTCCCACCCCTCGGGGTTGGAATTTCGTAGCCGTAGTGCTGTTTCTGTTAAGTCCTTGGGGGGTAAGGACATTTGTTAGTTGCCGCCTCCGTAACTGCCGCCACCACCATAATCACCGGGAGCCGTCGGGGCGCCGATGGTCGGCGTCGCTTTGGCGTAGTCTTGCATGGTGCGCGCGGCTGGGTCGCCAGAAGTTAAGGTCTGCATAGCGCTGCGCGACGGCAGTTGCTGCTCGCTGGCACCTTTGCCAGCGTTCTTGACCATCTGGCCACCCTTACCTAGCGGGGTCATGTGTTTCTTGAACATCAGCTCTCTCCCGTTAGCGCGGTATTGCCGAAGCCGAAAGGAGGCGGCGTTGGCTGTTTACCGAAGTTGGGCTGTCCTGCCTGCTTGCCGTACTGGGTCGTGCTGCCCGGCTGGGGCTTAATGGTTAACGATCCCGGGGGCTGGGCCCGTAAACTGGGCGGGCGAGACCCCAGAACAAAAGAGGGTCGGGACTGGGCCGTTGGGCCCCGTACCGCCGTTTTCCCCATACGAACGCTCGGCATTAGCGGGCTCCCGTAATGCCCGCCGTAGCCGCCTGCGCGCCGGCAAAGCCGTGCATCTTGGTCTTGCCGCCGCTGGCAAACTTCTCGCCAGAGCCAGCGCCGGCGTCGGTCTCGGTCACGCCCGACTTTTGGGCGCCAACCTTCTGCGCGCCAAACATATGGGTGTTGCCACCCTTGGCGAACTCGACGTTATGCTGCTTCTCTTTCTTCTGGGTATCGACGGACATGGTATCTCTCCCGCTGGATGAAACTGTCTCCGAGAGGATAACCCCTGAAAAACTAATAAGCTGTTAAAAGAGGCGGTCTTTCCACGTCCGGGGGGTCTTGTCCGAGATAATCTCTAAGTCCAAGTGATACTTGAATGGTCGATACCCGCGCACGTCAATTGCTTCCACCATGTTCAAAAGACCCTTGGTTAAGGAAGTCTTGGTTTCATAGCCCAGGAGCCGGCGGGCCTTATACGACGAACAGTGCGCGTATTTAACTTCTTGCGGGCGACCTGGCATGTAGACAGGAACCAACTTGAACCGGACTAGATTTGCAATCGTCTGGGCCAACTCGTTGATTGTCACCACACCCTCGTCGGGCCCAATATTGATCACCTCGCCAACCACGTTTTCCTGGAACGCCATTGCCTTGAGACAGAACAAGCAATCGTCAATGTAGGAGAAGCATCGCTCTTGGGTGCCATCGCCATAGATTACAGGCTGCCGCCCCTGCATCATGAGGTTCATCATAATCGAGGCTACGTTGCGGTACGGGTCATCATACTTTTGGCGGGGCCCAATTATGTTGTGGGGTACCGCAATGACATACTCAACGCCGTGCGTTTCGCACAGGTTTCTTAAAAACTGCTCTACGGCCAGCTTTCCGATCCCGTACGGGTCTTGCGGCCTGCACCGCATGCTCTCGATAAACGGCGGCATTTGGGTTCCCCCGTAACGCGCCATAGACGAACAGATCACTATACGCTTCACAGAATTCGATATGGCGGCGGAAATTACGGATACACTCGCCCCGACTATATTCTGTGTCACAACATGCGGTGAGAACACGCTCAAGCCTTCGTACGCTGTCGCCGCGCAATGATACACTATGTCGCATCCTCGTATCCTTTCCTTCACGTCGGAGAAGTCGTTGCAGTCGATCTGGTGAAACTCTACACCAGCCGGGACATTATCCAACTCACCGCCGATCATGTTGTCGATCCCGACAACCTCGTGTCCGTCAGCCAGCATTACGTCTGCGAGGTGGCTGCCTAAAAACCCAGCCACCCCAGTGATGAATATCCTACTCACGATGGATCACGATCAAGAATTCGGGCATCGTACCGTGGCACTTGTCACACTCGTCCCAGCAATGAGCCTTGCCCAGGCCATTCGGGCACGCGATGGCTTCCCACCGATAGCCCGGCGGCATGGGGACGTGATCCATCACGCTCTCGGGCTGACAGTCCAGCGTCACGTCTTCAATGATGTAGACCCCACCAGTCTTGAGAAACGGCAGGAGGGTCTTTGCAGACGTGATCTGATGCTCCAGTTCGTGCGAGCCGTCGTCAATGATAACGTCGAACAGCGGGTTCTCCCACTTCTCCAGGGACTGGCGCAACTGGGCCGGATTGTTCTGGTCGCATCCCAGACTATGAATGCGACCCGCGTTAACCAGGCAGGAATAGTTGCTGTCCAACCCGTACACGTCAGCGTTCGGAAAGAACTCCT